CTGGCATCGGCTCCGACCATCGATCTGCTGTCGTAAGATGACAACTAAACCCGCGAACGCTTTACGCGGCGAGGTGACGATCGAATTGGAGGGCGTGGCGTATACGCTGCGCCCTTCATACGAAGCCATTGTTGAGATTGAGCGGTTGACTGACGACACGCTTGTAAGCCTGGCTCAAGCGGGTCTGTCGTTCACGATGCCGCTGGCCAAGACGGCGATCGTCGCGACCGAGTTGATCAAGGCGCATGGCCGCGCCACCGAAGATCACGCAATGGCAGCGTTTAACGTGGCGGGCGTTGGCGGTCTGATATTCGACGCCGGCTCTTATCAGATCGGGGCCATTATAGGCGCCGTCCTATCTGGTGCCGCATCGGGAGCCTATACCCCATCGGGGGAGCGCAAGGCGACGGAGACGAAGACCTAGACGAGCGCCCTTTGTTCCGTCGCCTGGCATCGGTTGCAATGGCCGAAATGGGCTGGTCTGCCGATCAGTTTTGGCAGGCAACGCCGCACGAGTTCTGGACCTGTTACGAATATCTGGAACGCCGGGCCGCTAAGGCAAATGCAACCTAGCGCCGCACAGAAAGTGCTGGTAATGTCTAGCATGGCATTTCAGCGTTTTTTCTTTGGTCTGGCGGGAGCATTGGCGGCAATCGGCACTTTGTGGTTGCTTGCCGTGATATTCGGTTTTGGCTTCGGTCTTTCGATCGTTCACATGGCCGGCATCGCCATTGCATTTGGCGGCGCATTTGTTGCCGGCATCATCGGCATCATCTGCTATTTTGGCGCTCGCGCTTGGCGTGATCCGACTTAGCCCGCCCGCTAGAAAACAAACTGCATTCACCCGCCTTAACCGGCGGGTTTTTTATTGGAGGTGGCTATGGCATCCAGAACCACCGACGTTGCGCAGCTTCTGTTGTCGATCGATGCGTCTACGGAATTGCTCCGCAGGTCTCTTAATGATGCGACCAGCAGCGTTGATGACTTTTCGCGCAAGAGTGAGCGGTCGCTGCTTGATCTCGACAAGCGTGTCGAATCTATAGGCAAGTCGATCGGCGCATCGTTGAAAAGCGGCATCGGCCTGGCGGTGGGCTATTTCGTCGGCAGCGGTATCAAAGACGCGATCGCCGGATCGGTTGAATACGCCTCATCGCTCGGCGAGACGGCGCAGCAGCTTGGCATCACCACCAAGTTTTTGCAGGAATACCGCTTTGCCGCGACGCAATCGGGCGCCAGCGTTGAACAGGCCGACAAGGCGATCGGCAAGTTTACGATCAATCTGGGCAAGGCACGCGAGGGCAGCAAAGATGCTGTTGCTGCCTTTGCCAATGTTGGCGTCACGACTAAAGACCTGGCCAATGGGGATAGCGCGGCGATCTTTGGCAAAATTGCCGATGGCATTGCCAAGATACCCGACCCGGCGCGGCAAGCTGCGGATGCGGTGGCGATCTTTGGCAAGGGCGGGCAGGCCATTATCCCGATTTTGGAGGGCGGCTCTGCGGGGCTGAATGCTTTTGCCGACGCAGCGGAACGCGCCGGGCTGGTGCTATCTGACGAGACGATCAACAAGCTCGACATGCTGGCCGACAAAGGCGCGGCGGTTAAGCAAGTCATCACGACGCAGCTTGCGGCAGCGATCGGCGAAAATGCCGACGCCATTTTGGCGCTGGGTAGCGCGGCAGCGAATGCGGCTGGTGGGGTTTCAACACTTCTGAATTTCATGCGCGGGTTTAAGCAAATTGCTCAAACCGAAGGCATCTTGTCGGCGATTGGTTCGAACGACAGCCGCAAGGTATTAGCTGGCACAGATAGTGGGATGCGCTCACTGCTAGAGCAGCGCGTCAACCAGCGATATATTGATTTACAGAAGGCTGAGAGAGCGCGCGACGGTGGCGGGTTCATCGATTCATTGACGACGGGAGCGCAGCCCAACATTGCCCAAAAGGCTAAAGATCTTCGTCAGGCCGAAGCTGCGTTGGCGCGTTATAATGTAACAAACCCAGTTGTACCGGCGGCAAAAGCTGCACCACCCCCGCCTGCGCCCGATGTTAAAGTTGATGACGTTGCCGTCACAAAGAAAACCGCGAGTGGCCCCAAGCCCGTCGATCGTGCCGCCTATCTGCGCGACACGCCGATCGGCATGTCGACCGAGTTTAACGCCAGCCTAGCCGAGACAGCGAAACTCGTTTCCCAGGTAGGGGCCGAGCCTCTGCTTGAAACGCTAAAAGAGGCGTTCAGCACCGACAAACTTGACGAGATGATCGCGGCCCTGCCCAATCTTTCGCAGGGTCTGGACGAGGCGCGGCGGGTTGCCAGCGACCTGGTGCAAGACCTTTCGCAAGGTCTTGCGCAAGCGATCGTAAGCGGCGGGAACCTTGGCGATGTGCTGATCAGGACATTCCAACGCGCTGCGGCGTCTATTATTGAGAGCGGCCTGCTTGACCTGATGAGCGGCGGCGCCAAGGGCGTTAGTTTTGGCGCGTCTCTATCGGGCGTGACCAAGCTGCTCGGCTTTGCGGAAGGCGGCGTTCCACCATCGGGACGGGTTAGCATCGTTGGTGAAAACGGCCCTGAACTGATCGTCGGCAATGGCCAAGCGCGCGTCATCCCGATGCAGAAAACCCCGCGCATTCTGACCGGCGGAAACGGCGGCGGCGGCGGCGACACCTATAACGATTTTCGCGGCACGATCATGACCGAAGAACTTTATCGTCGCATCGATGCGACCGGCCAGCGGGCCGCGCAGGCGGGCGCTATGGGCGGCGCACAGATGGCGGCAGCACAGCGTGCGCGCTCGGCAAGGAGGTCGCTGTAATGCCTGCTGTGGCGATCCCGGTGCTGCGTGGCTATGCCAAGGCAACCCCGCGTTTCATTGACTTCGGCCTGACGCAGACACCGCCAGGCGGCGGCGTGTCACAGCGGCTTGATCGGCTCGGCTCACGCTGGGCGCTCGACGTGGAGTTTCCAAACACCAAAGAGGGCGCGACCTTGCGCTCGTTGCTGGTGCCGCTGTTGCTGGCGCGATCGGCGGGCGCGTCCTACCCGTGGCCACAACCGGGCCTGACGATTGGGACGCCGGGGTCTGTGCTGGTCAACGGCGCATCACAAACCGGCACCACGTTAAATGTGGACGCATTTGCCGCATCTTATCCCGTCCAGGCTGGCCAGTTTTTTAGCATCCTAACCGGCGGTCGGCGTTATCTGCACATGGTGACGGCGGCAGTTACGGCATCGGGCGGCGGCGTTGCGGCACTGTCGATCTTCCCGGCTTTGCGCACTTCACCAGCAGACAATTCGCCATGCAATTTTTCGTCGCCGGTCATTGAAGGCTTGATCGCCGGGCAAGAAATGGCGTGGAATCACGACCTAGACGCTTACGTTCCTGTCAGCTTTTCAATCGCCGAATCCGCATGACGAGCCTATCCGCCGGGTTTGACACCGCCCTAGCCGGCGACCGAGTTCTGGTTTTTGGCGCGGTCGAAATCCTGCTCCCCGGCGCATCGATCCGCCTGCTCGACGGCAGCGGCGTCGTTGCATTTGGCGGCTCTACTTACAGCGGTATCGATGCGTCGTTTGGAACTTTGTCCTCTGTTTCAGCCTTGAGCGACGGCAGCGGCGATCAATCGCCAGCAATTAATATTGGCATGATCCCGCCAAACAATACGGCAGCGGCAACACTGGCCAGCGCCGCAATGCAGGGCAGTCTGGTCTCGCTTTACATGGGGGCAATCAACCCGGCGACTGGGCTGGTTATTCCCGATCCATATCTAGTGTTTCTTGGCGAAGTTGATGTGCCGATCCTGCGGTCTGGCAAGGAAGGCCGCACGCTAGAATACGAAGTTGTATCGGTAATGGAGCGGTTATTTTCCGACGACGAGGGGCAGCGCCTGGCAGACGGTTTCCATCAATCGGTATGGCCCGGAGAGGTTGGTTTTTTTGATGTTACCGGCGTCGAAAGCAATATTTATTGGGGCGTTGAGCCTCCACCAGCGGGTATCTCATACGGTAGCGGCGGCAACGGCAATTTCGGCGCAGATCAATTCGTCAATTATGATTAGCGGGAACCCGGCATGAAAGCCCCACATCCTGCCATGGTGCGCCGCGTTGCCGCGACGCAGGCAACAGTCGCACGCTTTCAAGATGTGCCGTTTACATGGGGCCGCGAGGATTGCGCGCGGATGGTGGTTTTTCATTTGCGGGCGCTTGGCATCCCGATCGCGATGGCCAAGGCCGGCAGCTATTCGAGCGCGCTGGGCGCAGCACGGGCAATGCGCCGGTTTGGCGTCGAATCATTGAGCGAGGCGCTCGACAAGCACGGCCTGGAACGAATTGCGCCAGCGTCGGCAGCAGCAGGGGATATTATCGCTATGCCTTCGGCTGACAGTTTTGATGCGCTAGCAATCGCGCTCGGCAATGGCCGTGTGCTTGGCTATCACGATGACGCACCAGGCGGCGCAACGGTTTTGCAGCCAGTGCTGTTCATCACCGCGTGGCGCGTATGAGCAAGGTTCTAAAAGTCGCAGCTATTGTCGTCGCGGTGGCGGCGATCGTCGTTGCCACAGGCGGCGCGGCGGCGGTGGGCATCGGCACGGCGGGGGCCGCTGCGTCGGCGGGTGGCCTGACTGCGGGGGCGATCGCGACGGCATCAGTCACGGCGGCAACGGCAGCAACGGCGGCGACGGTTGGCGGCATCAGCGCGGCGACGTTGAGCATGGTCGCGGGTGGCCTGTCGATAGCAGCCAACCTGACCGCAAAGCGACCGAGCGCGGGCGGAATTGCGACGCAGTTTAAGGCCGACCCGAACGCATCGATTCCCTACGCGATCGGGCGCACCTTCAATGCCGGCAACATCATTTACCGGCGCACACATAACACCACCGGATATTCGCTGCCTGATCTGCAAACCAACGTCGTCATTCTATCCGGCGCAGGGCCGATCGATGCCGTTGAATCGTTCACCGCCGACAAGGCGATCGTCAACTTTTCCGGCGGCTCGGCAAGCGGCGGCTTTGCGACGTGGATGTTCCAAAATACGCAGCTCGGTCAATCACCAGAATCCAGCGCGCTATCAACGGCGGGATTGTTTGTTTCGTCGGGCAAAACCACTACTGCCTCGCCGGGCTGGGGATCATCCAATAAACTGTCGGGTTTTGCGGCGGCGATGTGGACGCTGCGCTATGATCTGAAAAGCAAGATTTACAGCCAGGGCGCCCCAATACCTGGCTGGGTTGTGCGCGGCGTTCGGGTCTATGATCCGCGCCTAGACAGCACTTATCCAGGCGGGTCCGGTTCATGCCGATCGGCAAACGAAGCGACGTTCGTTTACAGTGAAAATCCTTACCTCCATGCGCTGACGTTCGCGCTTGGCCGCTACCAGAACGGTCAGCGGATTCTTGGCGTCGGCGCTCCCATCGTCGGCATTGATGTTGCCGCGTTTGTTGATGGCGCGAATGTTGCCGATGCAAATAACTGGAAGGTTGGCGGCGTCATCTATTCGAGCGATGGCAAGTGGGGCGTTTTGAAAGCGATTCTGCAAGCTGGCAGCGGTGAGCCGATGCACCTGGGCGCAAAGCTGTCTTGCATCTGCAATGCACCAAAGGTCACGTTGGCGACGGTCACGCTCAATGATGTCATTGGCGAGGCCAGCGTTACCGGAACGCAGCCGCGACGCGACCGCATTAACCGCATTATTCCGCGCTATCGCAGCGAGGCGCATGGCTGGCAAGTTATCCCGGCGCTGCCGATCGTCGTTGCGGCTCACGTCACGACAGACGGCGGGCTGCGCACCAAAGAAGTGCAATACCCGCTAGTTCAAGACTTGGCCCAGGTCTCACAACTTGCGCGCTACGATATTGAAAATGCTCGCGAGTTTGGGCCGATCGCGCTGCCGTTAAAATTGCGCTGGATGGGCTACAAGCCGGGCGATCAGATTGCTGTCAACTTGCCGGAAGTCGGCCTGAACGGGCAGACGGTTGTTATCGTGAACCGCGAACTGGACGCCGAGGGGGCGTCGGTTACATTGATCGCGCGCAGCGAGACGGCGGCAAAGCACGCATTTGCGTTGGGGCAAACGGGCGTTGCACCACCGACGCCTAGCGTCACCGCGCCGCCGACTGCGCCGACGCCGGGCGTTTCTGATTGGGCCATCAGCGGAACCAGCCTTACGGCAGGCGGGTCTGTCACCCCGGCCCTGGTAGCAACCGGCGCAGCGGTAAATCCCATTGATGCGATTGTGTTCGAATACCGTTTGTACGTTTCGGGACAGGCTGCTGATGCGGGCTGGATCACATCAGGCGAGGCGTTAGCGGGCGCAACACGTTGGGAGGCAACCGCGCTTTTGCCGGTGACAGCCTATGAGGTGGCTGTTTCGTATGTGCTTTATGGCGTTACCGGGCCGCGTCGGATTTTAGGGCCAGTCACAACAAGCGCGAATACCGCCGCTGGCATTTCGGGCCAGGCCGCAACGGCGACGAGTTCAGATTTTGATGCTGTTACTGGTGCAACTAAGCCAGCAGACAACGCCACGGTGGGGGCGAACGCCAGCAACTTCACTGGATCGGTGGGTGGTGGCAATCTGCTATACAATGCGGGATTTACGCGGCGATCAAGCCTGCGGCCAGTGGCTTATAGCGTTTATAACGGCGCCGGAATCGCAACGGAATGGGTCGACATCGGCGGGCGTAACGGCGGCTCTGCTTTTGGGTTGCGGGCGCTGGCCGCCACTTCAAACACAACATTTGGACTTTTGGCGGGCGATTTTACGCCAGAGCCTACGATAAGCGGCGTGATTGGTGGATGGAAACCTAACACGACATATATGCTGTCGTTTTGGGCAAAAAAACTTGGGGCATTTGTCAATCCTGGCATGTTTTTAGGCTGGAATATCTTTCCTGCAAGCGTGGTCGATGTGGCTAATCCGGCAGTTGATGCCAGCGGGTTTAAACGGTTTGTTTTCCGCATCAATTGGGGCGCGTCGGTCGAGCCTAATGGCCATGTGTTTATCAGTTGGAAACCCGAAGCCGGCACCGGGCGCGTTGCTGTCAACGGCGACGTTTTTATCCTTGACGATTTACAGGTCGAGGAAGGCGATGTTGCTACATCTTGGAGCCTAGGCCCGCCGCTGGCCGACGACGTTATCTATGCTGATGGCACCCGCGTCGAAGCGCTGAAACCGGCAACCGCTGGCGCCGATGTGACCGCCGCGAACACCGCCGCCGCAATCGCGGGCCAGGGCGTTTTAGCGACGCGCAACAGAGTCACTCTTGGCGCGGCAGAAGGCGGGCTGACCAACCAGGCCAATGATACATGGCTGCTTGACGCGAGCATCATCACCGGGATCGGCACCGCCGCCGGCATTACCGGGCAAGCGGCAACAGCGACAAACTCAAACTACACCGCGATCACCGGCACAAAGCCCCCTGCCGACGCTGACAAGACCAGCGCCAACACTGCCGCAGCCATTGCCGGGCAAGGCGCGCTTGCGACACAAAATACAGTCGATTGGGCGACCGGCGTAACGGGCAAGCCCGCCGGGTTTGGCGAAGTGACGGTCGGCGTGGGCGAAACCATCAAAAAATACATGGCGGCTTTCGCCACAGCCACATTTAGCGGCGGCTACGGCGCAACCGCATCAACTGCCACCAATGGCAATCGCAACGCCCGACTGCTCGCCAATGGCTCGGTTTTTGCCACTGGCGACGCATGGTTTGCCGGCCCTGGGGAGCCTGGCTCGGGCGAGGTCACCGGCACCTTTACCAATGGCGCGACCGCCCAGCTTGTCAGCTTTTCAGTTGGCTATTCCGGGTCGACCGTCGCCAACGACACCACCAAGATTTTTTGCAGAGGATAGGCAGGCCATGGACACATTCGACAACATCACCGCCGCCCGTGACGCGATCGCCGACTATTGCGCGGGGCCGCTGCTTGATGAAGGCGTGGCGGTCATTGCAGCGGTCGAGGCTTTCAACGTGCTGCCGTCGCCCGTCGATCAGATCGTTCGCACTGGCGAATATCTCTATGCCCAGCGCGCCGAAATCAGTGACGCAGGCAAGGCGTTGGCCGGTGGATTGATCGCATTTGCAACCGGCAACGGCTGGCACGGGCTGCGCGATGACGGGCGCGGCGATGCCATGGTCGCGGCGCTGGGCGAAGTGACGCCGGTCAGCGCTGAATAGCCTGGCGCAACAGTCGGACCATCGCCCTGCGCGAACATGACGATGGCCCTATCACCCGAGCGAAGGACCGCCCAGATGAATAGCCGCGCCGATAATCCCGGCTCACCGGGAACGCGAATCTTTTTTTCGGGCGCCGTCGCATGAGCGACCAGCCCGAATGGTCTAAGCTGATGGACCTTGCATCCGTTGGCGCGCTCGCTGCCTCATGGGCTGGCTTGTTCAATCCACTGGCGGCGCTGCTGACCGCCATATGGATGGCCATCAGGATTTGGGAATCCAACACGGTCAGGGGTTGGACGGGCCGATTGCCACCCGACGAGCAAGGCAAATAGCGTGGGAATTTCCTCCGTCGATTCGGTGGAGGTCGCCCGCCGGTTAGCCGCATATGCCGAAAGCGGCAACAATCAGCGCGCCGCCGCCGAGGCGCTGGGCATCGCGCGCGAAACGTTGCAGCGCACGTTGCGGCACGCGGGAATTATTGGCGGCATTGCAGCCAGCCCAGAGCGTGACGGCGGCGGACCCTATGTCGTCAAGGGCGTGTCGACCTATTTTGACAGCGACGGCAACCAGCGCGGACAATGGGTCAAGACGCGGGTTGACGATGAATTGCGCGCCAAGATGCAACTTGCCGCCGCTGAGGCCATGGCAGCCGATCTGCCTCGTCTCGAACCTGTGCCGTTCACCGGCTCGAGCATCGCGGCGCTGTGCAACCTCTACACCATTACCGATTATCACCTGAACGCGCTGTGCTGGCACAAAGAAGGCGGCGCAAACTGGAATTTGAAAATCTCGGAAGCGACGGGCGAAGCGGCTTTCGTTTCCATGCTCGAGCAGTCGCCAAGGGCGCGCGTGGGCATCGTCAACGTGCAAGGTGACTTCATGCACACCGATGGCCTGACGCCAGTCACGCCGGGTCATGGTCATGTGCTTGATGCGGATGGCCGTTTCTCGAAAGCCGCGACGGTCGCCGTTCGCCTTATCCGCCAGATGGTCGCGCTAGCGCTCGAACGGCATGAGCAAGTGCACTTGCTGATCTGCGAAGGAAACCACGACGAAAGCAGTTCTGTTTGGCTGCGCGTCATGTTCGCGGCGCTCTACGAACTCGAGCCGCGCGTGACGGTCAACGATAGCGAGTTGCCGTATTACGTCTATCAGCACGGCAAGATCATGCTGGCGTTTCACCACGGCCACAAGGTGAAGAACGAGGCGCTGCCTATGCTATTCGCGGCGCAGTTCTCGCGAATGTGGGGCGATACTGTCAAGCGCTATGCCCATTGCGGCCATCGCCACCACGCCGACGAGAAAGAGTATTCGGGGATGCTGGTCACGCAGCACCCGACGCTTGCCGCTCGAGACGCCTACGCCGCTCGGGGCGGTTGGATAAGCGAGCGAGCGGCGCAGTCGATCACTTATCACGAAGAATACGGACAAGTTGCGCGAACTATTGTTTGCCCCGAAATGTTGCAGGCGGCTTAGTATGTTGGTAGAACAGACTTGTCCAATGACAACTCTCGAATCCTTGCAAGAAAAGCCATGCCTGCGGTGCGGCGTCGTAAAGCCGCTTAACAGTTTTTGCGTGCGCCGGTCGCGCAAGGATGGCCGCTACTGCTATTGCAAGACTTGCGAAACCGCTCGAGTGCAAGCGGTAACATCGTCGCCCGAAAGCAAAGCGGCCAAGCGTGACTATGATAAGGCGCGCGTCGCCAAGCTGGCGGACAAGATCAAAGCTGCGGCTGCGGCTCGCTACCCCGCCGCTCGAGCGGCTAAGATCGCCAACGCGAAAGCCTGGGTTGAAAACAACCCCGAGCGCCGCCGCGCAATCGCCAAGTCCTACAAGGCCCGCCGCCGCACTGTGGAGCGCGACGGCATTAGCGGCCCCGAACTGCTGCGCTGGACGGCGGCGCAAGAGAAGGTATGCCACTGGTGCGGCGTTGATTGCTCGAGCGGCTTTCACGTCGATCATGTGATGCCGCTTGCTCGAGGCGGGCTGCATGAGGTCGAAAACCTCGCCATCGCCTGCGCGCCTTGCAACCTGTCAAAACAGGCCAAGCATCCGGACGAGTTTAGGGCATCGCTCGAGGTCGCGCGCAACACCGTGCGGCCTGAGATGGTGGAGGGTCTGGCAGCATGACCACCTCAGAAGCCGCCTGGGACTTACTCGTCCAAGCCCTCAACGCGCGCGACATAGCAGTTAGCAACGCCACCGAGCGCGTCGAACATGAATGGCGCGGCATTATTGAAATGCGCCGGGCCGCGTTCATGGCCGCGGTCGATCGTGAAGCGCGGTTGTGACTGCCATTGCCGTGCTGCTCATTATCACCTTGATTGCCGCTGCGATCGTGCTGGCGTGGGCCGTTGCCGGAATCTTTGCCCATATCCAGGACATTGACGAATGATTGATCCGCTATGGCTTGCCTATGCTCGCCGCCGCACTGGCACTCGTGAAACACCGGGCGCGGGCAATAACCCCGTCATCATGGCAATGGCCAAGCGCGCTGTCGGGTGGCTTGGCGCTGCTTATAGCGGCGACGCGGTGCCGTGGTGCGGGCTGTTCGTCGCTGACTGCATGGACGCTGCCGGGTTCAAGCCGCCGCGCTCGTTTGTCGGGCTGCGGGCTAAATCATGGGCAAGCTGGGGGACCGATGTGTCAATCAGCAAGCCGCTCGGCTGCATCGTCGTGTTTTCGCGCGACGGTGGCGGGCATGTGGGATTCTTGACGGGCGTCTACCCCGATGGCCGGCTGCGTATCCTGGGCGGCAACCAGGGCGACTCGATCAACGAGCGCGCATTCCCAGCGGCGCGGGTGATCGCTTTCCGCTGGCCTGCTGGCGTTTCTGTGATTGGGCGGGCGCCGCTGACTGTGGCGGCGGCGATCGCGACGACGGGGGAAGCATGATGCTGGCAACTATCCACTACATCCGCGCCAGGCTTAACGAGCGCAGCACCTGGCTGCTTATCGGCACCGGGATTGCCGGCGCTGCGGCATTGACCGCGCCATGGTCTTACGTCGCGGCGGCTATCGGGGTCATTGCCGCGCTGGTACCGGACGGGGGCGTCAAGTGATCGCCGCGCTTGGCCTGGCCCGACGCTTTTGGCCGATCATCTGGCCGATCTTGCTGGCCGCATCCATCATCGGGGCGCTTTGGCTTTGGGGCAATTCACGCGAAGCAACTGGCCGATCTGTAGAGCGCGCCAAGTGGCAAGCCATAGCCGCCGCCCAAGCCCTACAGGCGGCGCAGGACGCGGCTCGCCAGCAATCCGCAGTCATTGCCGCCAATGACGCCGCAACCGCTGCACAAGCCCGCCTAGCCGCGCTGTCGGCACGATCAAGGGAGACCGCCCATGTCTATTACAAAGATCGTCCTGTTGTGCGCTGTCTGTCTGACGAGCGCTTGCGGGCCATCAAGGACGCTGACGCCGCCGCGACAGTTGCCGCCGCCGCCAAGTGAGGCGCTGTTGCCGTGCGCTATCCCCGCGTTAGCCGGCGGTGATGCGGCCAGCGTGGACGCGGCGCTGATTGAGCGCGGGGCTGCGGTGATTGCCTGCGAGGTTAAGCGACGGGCGCTGGTGGTGGGGTGGCCGAAGTGAGGTTTTCGCCTGTCAACATATCAGCCCATTCAGCAAGCAACTCCCGGCGCCGAGCAATATGCACGGCGCGATTATAGCGGCCTTCAACGCCGCCTTTGACGTGCGCCAGGGTGGCATCGATAGCGGCGGATTCTTCTGGATGTAACGTGTTCATTATTGTGCTGAACGTCGCCCGCCAGCCATGCGGCACATGCCGACCGTCAAAGCCGGCGCGCTTAAACAGCATTGATAGCGTCATGTCGCTCATGGGCTGATTGGGAAAGCGATGCGACGCAAAGACTAGCCGCAAGTGGCCCGTTAGGGGCCGCACAAACGCGATGGCGGCAACGGCGGCGGCAGACAGTGGCACAACGTGCGCGCGGCTTGCGTCGGCCTTCTGTTCAATCGTCCCCTTCAGCCGCGCCGCCGGAATCCGCCAGACAGGCGCATCGGTGTCTAAGCCAGACAATTCATCCCATGCCATTCCGCGCACGTCGCCGGGCCGCGTTGCCGTAAGCGCCAAAAGGCGCGATGCCCCCACAACAACGGCATCAGCGGGGGTATTGCTGACGGCACGATAGACTTCGCGGGCATCTGCCAGCGTCAGGACAGCAGGCTGCTTGGCAAGACGATTTACAGGGGTCAGGGTGCCGCGCAACTGCGTAGCCGGATTGAGCGCCGCCCGCCCGGTTCCAATGGCGTAAGCCCATACAACGTCAAGGCGACGACGAACGCGGTGCGCTGTCTCAATAGCGCCTCGCGATTCAATGCGCTCAAGCTGCCCGAGCAGCATCGGCACGGTTATGTCGGTGATCGGCAGCGCTCCAAGCGCTGGGAATATGTCATTCTCTAAGCTGGCAATAAACGTCTGGTGCTGGCGCGGCGCATAGCGTCCAGCTTGCTTGCGGTGATACTCGCGCGCTATTGCTTCAAGCGTCGATGCTGACGATGCCGCACTAGCAGCTCGGCGCTGCTGTTTTGAGATGCCAGGATCGCGGCCTTCTGCAAGATCAGTGCGGGCAATGATCGCCAATTCACGGGCGCGAGATAGCGTTACTTCTGGCCAGCGACCAATGGTCAGCGCCTTTTCTTTACCTCCGTAACGGTATTTTAGGCGGAAGGACTTTGCGCCTGTTGCGCTGACGTAGACGTATAAGCCGCGATCATCCGCCAGCTTGTATGCTTTGTCGCGATTCGCGGCTTTCTTGATTTGCAAGTCCGAAAGCATGGCAATACCCCCACGCTTTTGTCCGATACCCCCAGCGGAAACCCCAAACGGCTGCGCTTGCAAGGGCCGGTCAGGGCGCTCTTGAGCATTTATGCCTTGGTTTACCATGGTAATGCAAGGGGTTGTGGGAGCGCTTGTGAGGGTATGTGCTGCTGTTTTGGAGGCCCGACCGGAATCCATAGTTACCATGGTTAAAGGGGCAGTAAATTCGCCCAATGCCCCCAAAGATACCCCCATGTCAGGCCGCTTGGCTTTCGTCGCGTGCCTGGGTGCGGGTTGCAATCCATGCATCGATTTCGTCAGAGCGCCATGCTTTTGTCGCAAGCGTCGGATAGATCGGGCGCGGAAAACGACCAGCGGCAATTTCGCGTTCAATAGTCATGCGGGACAGGCTGACGCGCGCCAGCACTTCAGGCTGACGCAGCAGGCGCACGGTCGTCATGCCGTCACCCGAGCGCCAGCGTTAGTCCCAAAGCCATCGTCACCCTGCGCCGCCAGGAACGGCAGCTTAAACTCAACAGCCGCTCGGATGTACGCCAACTGGTTGGCATGGTTCGCCAGCTTGGTAGCCGCTTTGCCTTCGATAGCGTCCAGATCGGCGACGGTTTCGGCGGCGTTGATGGCGTCCATGACGGTCTCGCAATAGGCGGTTATGCGGTCGGTTGACGCCGCCCCGGCTGACTGCCCGGCGTCGATTAATGGGGTTTCGGCAGCGGTCGCTGGGGGAGAAGCGACGGCGGGGGTATCGGCGCGCTGGGTTTGCAGCGGCTTGACGGTAAATAGTTTTCGGTTCTTTTTGTTTTCGGCCAGCGCCAGGGTGATCGGGCTGTCGATATGCGACATGTGGCTGATGCGAATGCCGCCGACTTTCATGCCTGCCCACAGAACGTCCGGGTCATTGTAGAGGGTCATCGAACGCCCGGCATATTTGGCGCTGTCTGCACCCCATGCGGCAACCAGAACGCGGCACATAGACTTGCAAGGCTTGTATGCCTTCTTGTCGCCATCGACCTTTATCAAAACAGGTTGATCTTCGCCTGGGATCACATTGACGGAAGCAACGCGGATTGTGCGGCTGATGCCAACCAGATCGCCAGCGTTGATCTGGTCGCTCTTGGCAATAATGACTTGGGACATATCGGACATTAGAAAATTCCCATTTCAACGGTGCGCTTTGTCGGGATCATTCCCAGCGCGGTCACGGTTTCGCTGAACGTCGCCAGCTTGTCGGTAAGCCGCGCCTCAAAGGCTGATGCGGCTGCAATGATGGCATCCTGCAAAACGGGGTCAGCGTGGACGCGGACAACGATCATCGGCAGGCCGGCGCTAAAGCTGATGAAATCGCACCAGTGACGATCGGCCACTAGCATCCCGGTCTGGCATTGAATGAGGTAATCAGCCGGGATCGTGCCGGTTGCGGCGTTTTCGATGACGGTCTGCACCTGATATTTCTGGCGGCGCGACTTGCATTCGATCAGGCCAGGCTCACCGACGAGGCCATCGGGACTATAGCCGATCGGGAAGCCCCAACGGTCGTTTGTGATAAAGCCGACTTCACGCACTGGCGCATGATGCTCGGCATAGAGCGCGCGGGCGGTGATCTCGTCTTCATGACCGCGCAGCATCGCGTCTGTGATAAACTGCGGTTCGACGTGGCCGGTGATGCGCTGCGCCAAGAGTTCGTATAGGTGCGCGCGTTCCTTATCGTTGCTCGCGGGCTTCATCGTCGGGGTAATAATCAGCTTCATTTCGCTGGCCGTCAGCAGGCCGCAGCGGGCCTTTAGCCAAGCCTCCGAACCTTGATCGAATGCCTCATGGAAGACGGGGCCGGTCACCATGCGTTCAGCACTCCTTGAAAGCCGGTCACGCAGGCCGCGACAAAGGCGGCGGCGACAAAGGCCAGGCATAGGGCTTGGGGGAGCGTGGGGCGGGTCATGCTACACCTGTGGCGTTGGCAATGGCTGCGTCGATAGCCGCACGGGTCGGGGCGGGGATGGTGAAAAGGCCGTCAGCTTTGCAATCGTCGTCAGCGTCGCGGATCATTTCCAGCGCGGCCAGCAAATCAGGCGCGGCCTTGATCAGCAAATAATCAGGCATTTCCCATGGACTCCTGCCAGCAAGTTTCATTTTGGAAAAATGAACAGACGCCACACTGCTCCATCCAAAGGCTTTGCTGTCATCGACAACAGTCAGTGACGCAAACCCATCCCCCGTCTTGCTAACGCTGCAAATTCCGCGGCCCCATGGCCCCATTGTGTGACTGGCGCTCATGCCGACACCGCGACCCTATGCTCGGCCACGCGCTGAATCGGCCAGCCCGGCTGTATCGCCGACCGCGCGTTATGCGCCTTGATACGGTCGATCTCCATGCGGGTCATCAACTCGCTGACAGCCACAACAACGAAAGGCGGCAGCAGTGGCGCAACGTGTTCGTGAAACGCAGCGAGCGCCAGGGCGTCGTTATAAACGGGTAAGTGCATCATGCTGGTCCCAAAAGCGGCAGAGCCACAAAAAGCAGGGCGATGGTGAGCGCAGTCACAAGGACGCGCGCGGCTATGGCAGGGGCGCTCATATCGCGGCAAACACGGCGACGAGGGTGAGCAGGGCGGCGGAACCGGCGGCGGCTCCGAGGGCGAATTGCAGCAGGGCGCTCATGAGTTCGTCGCAATGTAGGCAAGCGCGTTATCAAACGAGTGCGCCAGATAGTGTGCGTGATACCGAAGCCATGGGCTGATGACGGCATCGGGGCGGCAGACAACAACGATGCGCTTGCCGCGCTCCCAACCGTAAAGAATCTCCATACTAGTGCCGACTGACGGCTTGTCATAATTGACCAGCATCACATCGCACCCGGCAACGTCGATCTTGTCCAGCTCGACAATTTCGCGGAATGCTTCGGCCTCCTTGCCGCGATAGTCGCGCTTCATCGGGTCGATGCACTTGCCGCGCCATTGCTCTTTGACGACGCTGCGCCAGTCATTCGCTTCGGCATCGGTGCAGCCGTTGATGGGGCCGCAAAGGTAAATGGTCGGCTTCATGTTGTGGTCTCCCATGGTTTCGGCTTCAAAGATTGCGACCGCTTCGCCGTGGCCATGTTCGCAGGCGATGGCGTTGATCAGTTCGTCAAAACAGCGATGCTTGAAGTTGCCGGGCGGCATCGCTGCGATCTGGCGAGCGCGGGCGGCGAATTGTTCGGGCGTCATGCTTGCCCTCCAATTTGTCGGCATAGGCTTTCCGCCCGCGCCATTGGTCGTCGAAAAGAGGGCTGTCGTACTTCCACCCGTTTTGCGCCAAGCTGGTGCTGTCGCCGCTGCGGAAAGGGTCGAACGCCCATCACGGCTAGACCCCGCAGCATGTGCGTCTCGCCCCATGGCATCGACGGAATCTCGCGCTCGATTTCGTCAAGCCGCCGCATGTAGGCATCGCTGCCGACCTTGTTGTCAGCGCGGCTTTGCGCCACCCAGCCAAGCGCGACACGGTTCCAGCCTTGCTCAAGCAAGCGGGCAAGGCGGCTAATCGGCTCGTCCATGTGATAGACGGGCGCGGCCTGGGCCTTGCCGTGCGGCCATTGATTGATAAGCGCGTCATTGATCTGCGACGGCATGGCGATAGCGTCGGGGACGACTGCCCAACGGTCAGCGGCAAGCCACCGTTCAGCCCATGCGTAATAGGGTGTCCAGTCGCGCTCTGCCTCGCACGCTTCGTTCCCGGCCTTGCGCGCCTTCATCCAGAAGCTAAAGGCTCCGTTGTCCAGCATCACGCTGGCGGCGATCTGGTCAACCGTCGCGATGTCGTCAGGCCGCGCAAAGCTGACACAGAACGACCGGCCCGCCATGGCGTGTAATGCCGCGCGCGGGGTCAGCGGGGTGCCGTGATAGCAGACGCGGCTCACTTGCCCGTCGCCTTGGCAATAGCGGCATCAATCGCTGCAATGCGGCGATCGCGGCTGTCGTCGGCGGACGGGCGCAACAGGTCGTTGCGGTATTGGATAGCGAGGTCGAGCAAATCGGGCGCGGCGGCGATGGCGGGGGCGCTCATATCGCGGTCAAAACCGTTACGACGGCCATCATGGCCACGTAGCCGGCAGCGGCACCGCCACAGGCTAGGCACCAAATGCGCAGGAGGTTGGCGCCGGTCATGCTGCCACCCGCGCACCAAACGCTGCAATGGCTTTTGCCGCTGCCCGCTTTGCCATGTCGCGCTTAATGCGATTGGCTTCGTACTCAAGGCACGATGCCCAAGCCGCGAGGTTGCTATACTCGCAGTCAAGTTCGGCTTCGATCTGCTCGCGATCGTCGCTGTCGGTTGCGTCAATAAAGCGCTGCCACGCCGCATCGCCTGCCGTATCCTCGCCAGCGGCATAGGCCAGCTTGGCAAGGCAGTACGGAATAGCGGCTTCTGAGAGGTCGCGGCAATCTACGTCGCGGTAAGCGGTGGCCATCAGAGGCGTCCCCGTCACCGCGCGCTGGCCTGTTAATTCAGGCGATCAGTGACGACGACGGGCCAATATTGTACCCGTTAAAGGTACGCGTCAATAGGGGTTGGTAAAAAACGTACCTTTTCGCGGTACGTATTTACCTGAGCCTCACGGCGACAACGGGCGTTGCCCAGTCAAGTTCCACATCTTCGATGTCGGCAGCGTTTAAAGACCGGAGTGTATACAGGCCTGGCCCCGACCCTCGGGCCAACTTCTTCAACAGGGTTCCGCCCGTTGTGAGGCGACAAGCGCAAAACTTGCCGTAGTAATCGGACAACACGCCGTCGTTTGATTTGCTAATATAAATCACATCGCCAGGGTCAAACTTTGGCAGCATTGAATCGCCTTCAACCTCTAGGCCGACCAATTGACCATCGATGTCAGGGGGGCGCTGAGTGTAATCAGATGCTCCCCCAAACTCATAATCATCTATGTAAGCAACAGCGCCCCCAGCGCCAATCTTTCCCACAGTTGGCACCAGACCCCCGTCAAGTATTTCAATTGGCTTGCACCCTAACACCTCAGCAAGCCGTGTCATCCATCTATCTGTCAGGGGGATTTCACCGCGTTCTAATTTTGTAACGGTTGATCGGCCTGATCCGAGCGCAATGCCAAGCTGGTCCTGGCTCATACCGGCGCGCTTGCGCCATTCTGAAATGCGATTTTTCATAGCACCCATATGTTACGCTGCGTTTATCAAATCTAGAACCGGCGTAAGGTACAAAGCCCCTTGCATGCTGTACCTCATAAGGGTACATCTTTTGACATGATCAGCCCGCTCCACAATTTTATCCGCAATGTTGCCTGTTCAACAGCCGCCGCTTTTGCCGACAGCCACGGTTTTTCGCAGTGGTCGGTTAGGCATTGGACGCGCGGAGACAAAATACCCAATCCAGAAATGCAAGATCGAATTGAGCGCGCCACAGATGGCGCGGTTTCTCCTGCTGATTGGGCGACATTTGGGCAGGCCCGCCGCGCTGAACCCGCCGCCGCATGATTGCCCCCAGCCTTGCCGCCGTTCTCACACGGATCGGCGGCATTTTTATCAGCTTGGGGCGAAACGAAACACAACAACATTGGGGGTTAATAGCCAATGACCGTTAACATTATCGTGCCAAAAAACAACCATGTTACGAACGATGAGGCCAAGCATCTACTAGCCGCCGGGCTGTTGCGGGCGGTCAAAAATCGTGGCCGGCGCGGTGTAGAGTCCATCTCTTTTGATGCCGACTGTAACAAGCGCACTGTTTCCAAGGCGCTTGCTTTGGAGACGCTGCCATCGGGAGAGACGCTGATTAATCTGCTGATCGCAGACGCGAGCATCCTTGATGAATTGTTTGCCCATGTCGGGCTTCGCGTGGTGCCACTTGAGAAGTCAAACATGGAAGACCTCGATTTGGTTGAGGCGCTCGCCACGCTCGTCGGCGCACTGGCGAAGTCGCATTCGCCCAATAGCCAAGGCGGGGCGGGGCGCATTCACACCGAAACGACCACCATCGCTGAAATGGCCCGCACAGTACTGCCACCGCTGACTGCGATTGTTTGCGAGGCTTACGGCATTCGGGGTGTGGCGTGAGCGCCGCCGCATGACGGTCTCCACTAAATCGCGTTATCGCACCCAGGCCAACGTCGCCCGCGTCAACCAGCTACGCGCGGAGGGGCTGCTTTGGGCCGAGATCGCCGACATGATTGGCCTGAAGGAAAGCACCCTGAATGGCTGGCGCAAGCTGGGCCTGCAAGCACATGACGAATGGCCGATCGACCAGGCGCTTTGTGAGCAGTTGACCCAGATTTGGGCGCGGTACGGGCATTCCATGTCGTCGCAAAAGTTTGATCAACACGCGGCCAAGATGACCGGCAGCAGCGTTGATGAGTGCCGTCGTCACCGCCTGCATTGGGGTCTGACGCGCGCCGATACTTTTGGCGGCGTCAGTTGCGAAGTGGAATGGCGGCGGGCTGCTGTCATGTCCGACAAGCTGATGTGGGCGGCAATGGATACCTTCTATGCGAACCGCAAAAAACGGTTGGCGGCAGCATGACCCCGCAACTCGCCAGTCTGGTGCCGGCCTGGTATCGCCCGCCATATCATCTGCCGCAGACATTGCGGGCAGCCGCTGATGTGTTCGGCATTTCCGTAGCCGAATTAACCGGCGATGCTCGGTTTACCGATCTCGTTCGGGCGCGTTGGGCTGTCATGCTCGCTATGCGGGCGCGCGGTTTGTCAACGTCCCGCATCGGCGTGGCGCTGGGTGGGCGCGATCACACGACGGTTATTCATGGGTTGCGGCAAGGGGCGTTGCTGCGGGCGACTGATCCGGCGTTTGCCAGCAAGTGCGCAGCGGTGGCGGCAGGATGACGTGCCGTAATAACAGGGGCCGCTTTGACCGGCCAGAGCGCAC